TACTGGAGTTTGAAGAACTACCTATTGAGTTCGAGATTATTGAATTTGATTTGGAAGATATTGTTACCGAAATCGTGGATGAAGTACCAATACAAGATGAAGTAGAAGAGGAGATTATAGATGAAGAAGTTAAAGAGGATGTCAAGGAAGTTTTGGATGAGCCAATACAGGAAATTGTTGACGAGGATGTCACTGGAGAGATACCCCAGGAACAGGACCTGGAACAGATAGAACTTACTGAAGAAGAAGTTGCTGTTGAAGTAGCTGAAGTAGAAGAAATTGTAGAAGAAATTGTAGTTGAAGAAGCTACTGTCGAAGAAGTTGTTGAAGTACTAGAACAAGTAAATGATGTCGGTGTACAAAACCTAGAACAAGCTACTGAAGAAGTACAAGAGATAGTACAAGCTGTTGTAGAGGAAGCTATTGCAGATGTTGAAGAACTTACTGAAGAACAAATAGAAGTTGTAGCTGAAGTCTTACAAGTAGAAGCAGAAGATGTAGCTATCATTGCTGAGTCTGTTAAAGATGATGAGGTTATAGCTGAAGCAGTAGAAGAGTACGTTGCACGTGCTGTAGAAAATACAGACGTAGAGAACTATACATTAGCTGACGTTGTAACAGAGGTACAGTTTGAAACCTTCATAGAAAACCCAATACAAACTTTTATAGACATTGATATACAGGATATAAACTTTAGTGAGATAGGTAATGACATGACTAATGACCAAAAGGAAAAAGCTCAAGAAGTTGTAGTCCCTGTAATTCTGACTAGAATAGCTACTATGGCTGCTTTTATATATAGGAGAGGTAATGTTTAAAAAACTAGGCAACTGGATAATAGATGCAATTAAGGAAACACTTAACCTTAGTTGGACTCTTGTCGGTTTAGTTATTGCAACATTAACATTGACTGGTTCTGCACAACAAGTGACAGGACTTGCTACCCTAATTACATTAGCTGTATGGTTATTGACAATAGGATTTAGGAAAGGAGATTAGCATGAGTGGATGTTGTGGCGGTGGATGTTGTGGCACAAAGTAAATGTCGTACATATCTTAATGAAAGAGGAACGTATATAACAATATGTAATTGTAAGTATGGAGGTATAGGTGAAACTACAAGTTGTTAGACATCAGTTCGGTACTGATGCAACTAATGGGATGCTGTTTATTAATGGTATCTTTGAGTGTTATACACTAGAGGACCAGTATCAAGCAGTTAAAGTCATGCATGAGACCTGTATTCCTGAAGGTATATATAAGATAAAGTTTAGAAAGACTGGTGGATTTCATTCTAAGTACACAGAGAGATATAAGAACGCACACCATGGTATGTTACACATACAAGATGTGCCTAACTTTACTTACATACTGATACACACTGGAAACTCAGATGAGCATACTTCGGGTTGTCTTATTGTCGGGGAAACTCAGCAAGACTTAGACATATCTAAAGATGGATTCATAGGTTCAAGTGCTGTGGCATACAAAAAAATGTATGCAAAAGTATCAAGTGAATTACTTCAAGGTAAAGAAGTTACTATAGAATACACAACTATAAACAATTTACTTAACACGGAAAATAAAAACGGTAATGTCTACGATAAGTTGCAAGAAATTAATGGGAATGTTATTAAAACTAATGCTATGCTTAGAGGTAGATTAATAAATTAAGGAGATATATATGAATGAAGAACTTAAAGATATGCTTGAAAGAACTATATGGACTTTCGTTGAAGCATTTCTTGGGGCTTTAGTAGTCGCACCTTTGATATCTGTTGATGCAAATACTTTAGAGTTAGCTGCATTAGCTGGTGGTGGTGCTGCACTTGCAGTTGTCAAGACATACGCTAAAAAACAAATTAGCAAATAATTTAAATAGCATAGCCGAGGATGTTATCCTTTCTGCCTCGGCTCGTGCTTACTATAAATTAGAAGGGTACTTCTCCAGGTTTAATATCATCCAAAGATTTTGCACTAGGTAATACAACACCATTGATTGCTGAAGCATAATCATTCCATGCATCAGGTGTAACTTTGTTATCAACCCACCATGATTTAGAAAATACTTTTCCATCCACAGTGTCACCAGTCGTGCATTTACTAGCCATGATGCATCTAAAGTCAGGAGACCTTTCTGATTTCTTTTCACTTGCTGGTATGTATTGAACACCACCACCACATGTACACCATAGCCCTACGTTATCTATAGCAACAGTACCATTAGAATGTTCCGTTGTCTTTATAGAGAACCCTGCATCTGTTAATACTTTAATTGGACCACCAGCTTTATCTTTCACAGGTGCTTGCTTCTTGACCTGTGGTGTAGGTTTACTTTCTTTGACTGGGGTTTGTGCCTGCGTTACCTTAGACATTTCTTGTCTTGATGGTCTAGCTTTATCACTACCTTGGTACTTCCAATTAGCTAAAGCTCTACCTATTGCGCTCGTCTCCCCGTTCTCTAGCCATGCTTCTTTATTAGCAAAGCCACCCTGTCCTTTAAATTCTTGTGCATAGCCAGAACTTACTGAGCGTTCATCCTCTATATCTTTGTACACACGTGCTCCTACGACACACCAAGTACCATCATCAGCCATGTTCTGTATGTATGTATCTATTCTTCCGTTAGGATATTCAGACCAAAACTTTTTTAGTCTATCCTCTACTGTTTCGTAACTGTTTAAATCAAAGCCCATAAGCTCCTCCTTCTTAATTGTTATTTTATATTAGTTGTCTCTACGTTTAAAGTAAATTGTTTTAGTTTATACCTCCTGCACATAGGGTTAGTGCATTGCAAAAACCCCATGTAACAGTATAAAGCATTACCACAACTTACACATATGTGCGACATGCTACTCCTCTAGGTTTATTAGATACTCAGCAGTCACACCTTTGTCAGGCTTAACAAACAAACAATGCTGTGATGGTCTACCCATACTGGCTAATTGTTCTAATGCATATCCATTGTGTGATTCTGTACTACCATTAATCCATACACGTATATCGTTAATGTATAAGTTAGTAGGTGTATGATAATGACCACAGACTGCGTGAGTGAAATCTTCCATTAATCCGTTAGAAGCTAGAGCTTTCCATCCTAGAATTTTTTTGTTATATCCATAGAATGGTAGTCCCATACTACCTCTAATGTTATCTCCATGAAAGCAAAGGAACTTAGCTTTACTACCGAGGTCAGCAACCAAGTACCAGTTATTGTCTGGCACTATAAAGTTAATACGTTTCTCATTAGTAAACATAGTTTCCAATATCTTCCCTAACATTCTATCAGCATTACTCTCAGGATTGTAGTCTTTTCTTGCCCTACCTCCTAGAGAGCCATGGTTTCCTATAACCCAGTAAACATCTACCTCTTCAAACTCAGCTAATAGTTTACTAAAGAAACCATATAGTATTCTAGGACCATCAACAGTGACCTGTCTATACAGCGAACTATCAATAAGATGTGCTTGTCCAGGGAATATAAGTTCTCCCTCTACAATATCACCAAGTGCTAACACTGCACACTTTCTTACCTTATGGTTTGCACCCTGAATGCGTGCAATTTTAATTATCTTATCAGCATAACGTAGTACTCTTTCCTCTGCTATCTCAGTACTATAGGTAGGAGTTGTCTTAGCTAATTGAATGTCACTTAATAAAGGAACACAAATCTCTTCATCTTTGTATTTCTTTTTACTTTTAGGTGGAGCTTTTAAAGTAGGCAAATCAAGTGTTGATATACCATCTTTAGCTGCACTATATACTGCTTCAATCAGGTCAGCTTTCTTATCCTTAGCTCTTTCTAATTGTTTAAGTAATCTAACATTAGTATCCTTTAGCTCTTTGATAGTGTTGCTTTCTGCTTCAGCTAATAGTTTTGCTAACTCTTTATTCATTCTCGTCCAACTTATACATCCATGCACTTACTCGTGAACGGCTAACTTTAACACCTAACTCTTCATTAAGTATTCTTGTTACGCTTGATGCGTTGGGTTTCTTTCCTTCTTTTATCATCTGCTCTATACCATCAATGAAGGGTTTAGCTTCTTTAGATATATTCTCATACCAAGGAGTTACTCCCCCTTGTTTTCCCTGTAGTGCTTTTGTAAGCAAGTTTTCTATGTTACTCATACAAACAGTATATCATATGGTTATGCGTATGCATATGCATATGGAAAAAAAATAAAAAGAAACTATGCATATGCATATAATATACAAAAAAAGAGAGGCGTGGAAGGACACCTCTCTCTTTCTAGTCGGCAACAGTTAGCTTCTAGCTAATTGTTTTGCTAATCCTTTAACAAGTTCTTTAGCCTTGATAGGGATTATATTGTTCTTTATCATGTACTGTGCTATCTCATGTCGTAGTTCTAATGGTAAGTTAGCAGGACTACCATCACTTCCTACACCTACAACTTGTTGGTCACTAATCCAGATACGTGGCTCAGGTTGTTCAGCTAGCCATTTAAGTGCACCTAAATCAACTGAGTTGTACCCATGTTTATAGAGATTGTCAATAGCTTTAGTATTTAACTTGCCGTCTTTAGCAATTACTTCTATCATGCCATCACAGTCATCTATCTTATAACCATAACCTGTGTAACCTGCTATGTTAGCAGCAGGAAGTAAGTCAATTACTTCTCTTACATCTTGTTCATTCCAACCCATAGAGCCACTAAAGTCAATCATTAAGCTACCACCTAGGGTAGTAGACTTAACATTGAATACTTTTCTATCAGTAGTTAAGCGATACATTTTCTTAGGCACTACACCTGTATCACTACTACGCCTAGTAATTTCTCTAATTGCTTTTTGTATCCTATGATTAGGAACAAATCGTTTTACATCAGCTACACCATGAACACCACCTTCGTCCATAGCGTAATCAATAAGGTTTCTGTCATGGTATTGTTGTGCTGACTCTTTAATATTATCAGCTAACTCTTTGCCAATATTATCAGGCAATGTTAATACAGTATCATTAATATCAGTCAAGCTTTGTTTCATAAGTAATTCTAAATACTCATCACTTGCTAGCTGAATAGAATTTTCTGTATCTAATCTACCATCTTTATCAGCAAATCCATACCTAGCCATTTGTTTCCTATCCCAATATTCTAAGTCGTTAAGAGTTAACATTCTCACTACCTTATTAACTCTCCTACGTATTTGTGATTTGTTAAGAGGTCTTCCTTTGTACCTCTTTAACTCCTCATTCCACCTGTAATCTCCTGTTAGTTGTAGGCTTCTTACGTATGACTTAGCGTTAGCACATATACCAAATAGTTGACTAACAGTATCTGTTAACTGTTTGGCATCTCTAAGTAAATACTCTTCAGGTATATTAGAGTTAGGTGGATAGTGCAATCGTAATGCACTAACACAATAACTAGCTACTTCCTGTCTCTTAACGTGCATATAGAAAGGTGCATGAGGAACAAGAAAACTCATTACCTCTTTTAGACTTGCACCTTCTAGTAACATATCAACAGCAGTAGTACTCATCTTATCGTTATGAGTTACTGAACAGTAAGGTAACGCAACACTACAATAGTCAAGGAATTTAAGCTCGTTATCAGTAAGGTTGTCTTCCTCTTCTTGTCTTAGCTTTAGTATTTCCTCTAACTTGTGATAGTTTCCACTATAACCTAGACCACTAGCCATGGCATTTAGTATTCTACTCTGGTCGCTTACCACATATCTATGAGCTACCATGTACTGTGCCGTATGCAAAGCAACTTTGTCATTGCTACGGAACTTCATGTTAGCAAACAGATTATATTTCTTCATTGCAGTAGCGATTGATACAGTAGCACTCTCCTTCTTGTTAAGATAAGGGTAACTAGCTATTACTAAATCACTCTTGTTAGGAGTAGGAGTTAAGTTATGCTTTCTTACTACCTTATGTTTCCTAACTCTGTCACCTATAAGGGACATGTTAGTAAGAGTAGTAGGTAAGTTTAATTTACTTAACTCATTACCAAACAGCTTACTCATTGTCATGGTCTTGTAAGGCTAATGCTTCTAGTATCATTGAACTTTCGTTAGGAAACACAGCACGAACACTGTCCTCTTTAGATAAGCCACTATTCATAAGGTTAGCAAACGCTGACCATCTACGAATAGAGAACGCATCATGTTCAAAGTCGTTGTACACAGCACGTATATTCTTAGGCAGTACATTAAGTGCATCAGGGTGGACTGTATCAACCTTCATTGTTACAGGGAACCTGTCACGTAAGGCATCACCTAGGTCAGTAGGTACACCATTCATGGTGGCTATTGCTTGAAAGCCATCAGCTGGTCTAACTGT